TTTAAGAAGAAGGCAAATTCTTGGAGAGGCAAAAACGAGCACTGATAAAGAAGTAATGAATTTAGTTATTGAAAGAGAAACCGCAACTAGAAAAAGAAAAGCAGAAATAGATGAAGAAATTATTGCTTTGATGTTAAGCAAAAAAGAAAATAAAAAAAATCTTGATTTAGAAAAATTAAGAGCAGAACAATATAGAGAAATAACTAAATCTGTTACAGATAAAAATCTTTTTTTAAACGAGTCAATAAGTTTAGGAACTAGAGAAGCTCAGATTCAAGAAAAACTTAGAGAGTTTGATAGAAAAGCTCTTCAATTTGATAAAGAAATAAATAAACAAAAGAGAGATCAATTTGAAAATGCTTTACGTTTACAGCAAGAACTTGAACGTGTAAATAATTTATATCAAGGTATTGCAAACACAGTTCAATCAGGTCTTGTTGATGCAATTGAAGGTGCAATACAAGGAACTAAAACTCTTGGTGATGTTGCTCGTAGTGTGTTTAGTCAGATTCAAAGATCACTTTTATCTTATGGAGTTGATTCCTTATTAAGTGCTCTTCCTGGAAGATTAGGCAAGGCTTTTGGTGGTGGCAAAGCAGATGGTGGTTCTGTTAGTAAAGGTAAAAGTTATTTAGTAGGAGAACGTGGTCCAGAATTATTTACTCCTGGTAGATCAGGAATGATTACACCAAATGAAAACCTTGGTTCGACTACAGTTATAGTTAACGTAGATGCTTCTGGTTCTAATGTTCAGGGTGATGAACAAAATGCTAGAGAGTTTGGTGATCAACTTGCAGCAGCAGTTCAAGCTGTAATAATTAATGAAAAAAGAGTTGGAGGTTTATTAAGCTAATGGCAGCTTTTCCTATTGCTAATCCTAAATATAATTACACGATTACAAGACAACCAGCAGTTAATGTTATAAGTTTTGGAGATGGTTTTGAGCAAAGGTTAACAGAAGGCCTAAATCAGAATCCTATAACTTTAAATCTTAAGTTTGATTTATCTCAAACAGACTCTACAACTGCTGTTAACTTTCTTAATGCAAGAATTACAGATGGTGCATCATTTACTTTTCTCGTTCCAAATGAAAACGTGACAAAGAATTTTGTTTGTCAGAGCTATCCTACTTCTGTTCCTTTTTTAGACAGAGTTACATTAACTTGTACCTTTAGAGAAGTATTTGAATCCTAATGGCAATTCCTTTTGCTGAACTAAATAAAATAAATCCAAGTTCTGTTATTGAGTTATATGAACTTGAACTTACTGTCGGTTTACATATACCAGCTGGTAATCCTAATAATTTAGATACTGTTTTTAGATTTCATGCTGGTGCAAATTTAAATAATTTTGGGCAGATTATTTTTAATGGAAATAGTTATCAAAGGGTGCCTGTAAAAGTAGAAGGTTTTGAAGATACAAGTAAAGGCACAATTCCAAGACCCACTCTTACCTTTAGTAATTTAGGTGGTATAACAAAAGATACAACAGTTATGACCATGAGTGATTTTTTAAAAGTTGTTAATTTTGTTACTCCTGGAAATGATTTGCTAAATGCAAAAGTAACAAGACTTTTACCGTTAGCTTCAGCTTTAGATAATGCAAATTTTGTTGGCGATAATCCTTTCGGCACTCCTAGTACAGATAGATTACAGGATAGAATTTATTACATTGATAGAAAGGCCGTGGAAAATAGGCAGATAGTACAGTTTGAGTTAGTTAGTGTATTAGATATGCAAAACAAAAAAATACCTGCAAGAATAGTTACAAGAGATTTATTCCCTGCCGCTGGTACGTTTATCTAATGACTTGTAATACATGGGCTACAGACGCATATAAACACGCTACAGAGTGTTACCCAGAAGAATGTTGTGGTCTTGTTTTGGATATAGATGGTAAGCATACATATTGGAAATGCAAAAATATATCAAAAGCTTATAAAGAAGAATCTTTTGTAATAGATCCTATAGATTGGGCAGATGGTGAAGATCAGGGTGAAGTTTTAGGTATTGTACATAGTCATCCTAATGGATTGTTTGAATTTAGTCATACTGATAAAATTAGTTGTAAGTATAATGATTTGCCTTTTTATCTTGT